ATATAATCCCTCACCAATGTTTCCAGAAGAAAGGGCTTTTCCTGATTTCTTTGCGTACTGTCCTACAGTCTCATTAAAATTATAAACATCATCTGTAACTATATTTCCATTCTTTTCATATCCACCAAATCTACCAAAAGTGGAATTGAAAAATTTACCTCTTCCTTTACTACCACCTAAAGATTGTAGTTCATCACTGTATTGTCCTGATCCTCTTCCAGCAACTCTATTCCAATCCATAGACATTTTTCCAGTCTTTGAATCAAATCTCATCCCACTAGATTGAGCAGTTTTATCAACCATTTCCTGTCTAGCTCGATCAACAACATCATTCGTCATGATCCTAAAAGGTTTCCCTAAAGGACCCGCCATTGCTTTAGCAAAAGTCAATGCTGTCATTCCTTTTTCATTAAAAGTGGGAACGGGTATTAAACCCCTATTCATAGTATCTTTAATAAATCCTTCTGGCAAAGACTTTATCCAACTATCCTGAGAACTTATTTGCTTGTTTAGTTTCGCCTCATTTCTATTTGACATATCTTGGTATTTTTTACCAAGTTGAAGTTTTTCGATTGAATTTAATGCTTTAGTAGTTTCTAATTGTCCGGCATTTAATAATCGAGTTCCCGTTTGATTTAATAAATCTGAATAAGAGCGAGGATCTTTAGAGTCTTTAACAAGTCCCTGTGCTTGATTTACTAAACCGGAAATTCCACTATTGATGTTGATGTTAGGTGCAGAACCCCGATACCCACCAGACATTCCAGACATTCCAGAAGAAAAAGATTTCCCCCAAGTGTATGGCCTGTCTACATCAAATCCAATTTGATATTTGATAAAATTTTTGATATTTTGAATATCATTATTACCGCTCCGAGCATGACCTGGTGAAGTTCTTCCAATAAGTCCACCTCCCGCCGCATAGGTTTTTCCACCATATATTTTTGGTTTATTAGTACCACCTCCGGCAGCGTTCATTCTTGCAAGAGTATCTACCCCCCACAATTTTACAGCACCAGGCGCCATGACAAATTCACCATCACTTAATCTGGCATTAATTTGATCTACTCCTTTCTTGCCACGAACTAATCCATATCCGCCGCCACCACCAGAAAATCCATATGATTTCTCAGTTCCTGTTTCAAGGTATTTAATTTGTTCGTCTATTTCAGACCCCCTTCCTTGAAGTTGTTCAAACCAATTTAAATTCCTTCTCTGTTCCTTAAGTGCTGATAATTTATCTTCTGTTGTGCCAGGTGCTCTCTGAGTTTCCTCTTCTTTTTGTCCTGTCATTCCAGGAACCAATTCAGCAGCTGCTCCAGCACCCAACAAAGCTGTAACTGCAAATCCAAGTCGATTGTTTGCAATAAATCTCAATAGTCCTGGAATTGCAACTCTAGTCAGTCTAATTAAAAATTTACCGACAGATGCAATTATTGATCCAGCAAAACTTCCAAGTCTAGTGCCAAATAAAATATATGCTGCAAGTAAAGCAGGCCAAAATGTTTTTAAAAATTTAAATATAGAATCAATTTTTCCTTTATTTTGAGGATCTGCCATCCAATCAATCAATTTCATCAATGTTCTACCAAGAATCATCTTGATAAAGAAATCAAGAATTTGCGATAGTATAGATTTGACTGGTGCTAGAAGTCTATCTGCTACTTTTTTTAAAATAGAAAATCTTTTTTCTAGTTGAGATTCCTTAGCAGATCTTTTTGCATTTTCTTGTTCTTTTCTTTCTTGTTCGGTTTGTTTTGCTAAAAATTTTTGCTGAAGAGATATACTTTCATAAATTGATTCAATAGATGCTCGAATAATTAAAACATCTTTTTCTAACAATCCTGCAAAAGAAGATGTTTGTTTTTGTTCGACTTCTTGGGGTAATGCATTGAGTTTTATTGCCGGCAACATTTTTTTTGTTATTTTTGCCGTGGTCTTTTTTAATCCAAAAGAAGACGCATTAATTTTTTTCTTTTTTACTTCAAATCTACCTTCATTGGTACGAATTCTTTTTATTTCAGCAATCATCAAATCCCGTTCTTCATCAGGAATTCTTATTTTGCCTATAGAATTTTTTACTAAAACTTCTTTAATTAGAAGCCTATATGTATCATAGTCTAAGTCAAAAACATCCTCAAGACCTATCAGCCTTAAAATTCTTTCATCAATTTTTTCTTTAGGTCTAGTGGAATTGGGCATTTTGTACTTGTTGTTTAGACTGCTCTTCTTCAAGATGCTGCTTTAAAAGTTCAACATATATGTCCCTTTCCCAAGGAATCATATTTTCAATCTCCGTTAATGAATATTTATGATACTGCATCAAAGAAAAATTAAGCCTAAAATAGCCCGACAAGTCCATATGAATCATGGCTACGCGAAAAAACTTGATAACCCTTCTAAAACAACTTCACTTTCTACTTCAGTTTTTGGATTTTTAACTTTTATTTTATGAGAAAGTTTGGGCATTGTCTCAAAAAACTTTTCAATTTCTTTAAATTGGGTTGAGTTCATTTGATCAAGAAACTCAGTTAATTCTTTTTTTGTTACATCTGAAGCGGACCATACTTCTTCTTCTGTAAAGATTTTATCAATGCAAGACGCAATCAAATCAAACGATTGTTCTAACATGTTGTTATCGGAAAAATCAAAATTAGATTTAATAAATTGATCTAATGATGGATACTTCATTTCCATCATAATTGAATTATCTATTTTAATTTTATTGCTATGATTTTCGTCTTTTTGAACTTTAATGTCATCAAGATTTATTTTTACAGCGACTTGAGTTTCTTCGTCATCTGGACAAATGACATTAACATCTAATTCCTCTCCAACAGATTTACCACGAATATTTAAAAATAGATATTCAATATCAAAGGTTGGTAACGATTCTACTTTAATATTTTTTGTTAAGATACAACTTTTTATTACCGTTTTTATTGCCGTAGTAATTTGCTTAATGTCTTCACTTTCTAAAGCAATTACTAATAGTTTTTCTTCTTTAACAAGGAAAGGTCTAAATCGTATTGATTCTCCAGTAGAAGGCAGTTCAAGATCATATGTTGGTGTAGCAATCTTTGGTAAAGGCATAATCTCCTATACAAATCAGTGTGATTATTTATAGGAGATGGTCAGATTAAAAAGCGTCTACTGCCTCCCCCATTCAGAATTAATTTCGTTTATAATATAGGAGTAAACAAAAAAAGCAATGCGTCAATTTTTCTTTGGTTTGGTTTTTCTGTATGGGGTGGGTCTTTCAACCTACTTCGGATCTTGGAGTATTCGAGATATGGCAGCTCTAGAAAAAGCTGTTTCTGTTGGTGCTCAACATGAAGAAATGCGGCACAGAATGAACGTAGCTGCTGAAGGAAATTGGTTCTTGTTATCCAATCTTATTGCAATCACTGGTGCTCTGGGAACTATTGGAACCTTTAAAAAAGATGATTAATATCCTAAAAAAACTCTTCATAGCATATTGCATTTTAGTATGCACAGTTTTTGGCGCTGGATATGTTTTCACTGGACTAGCAACTCTAGGTCTTATTCCTCCACCACCAACAGATTGGAAAGATAATTGAGGGTTTTAAAACCCTCTTTTTTATGCCAAAATATTTGCACCAAATGTTCCTTCCGAACCTCTACCAAATTGATCTCTGACACCAAATTGATCAAGAGCGGGATTGCCAATATTTAAAAAGTCATTAGGACCTTCGGTAGAACTTTCCACTCCAAATTTTGGATTTAAGAAATACTCTGGGGCACTATTAAAAGATGCTTGCCCAAGAGGAGTTGTTATGGGAGAAGTGCTTGAAATTGCTTTTTCTCCTGGTAAATTTTGCATATAATATCGAATATATGAAAATGAAACGATAACTTTTAAAAGTTGAGATGACTCATATGAAATTGGCATTGAATTAATATTCAAAGGAAATGCATTTACAAAAGAGTATACCAATGATGGTCCTGTATGTTGAGATTCTTTGCCAGTTCTTTCAAACTTTGTTACCTTTAGGGATCCATAATATTCACTTGGATATTTTACTTGATAGAAAAAATTTCCAGAGGCAACATTATTCGACCCACTAATGCTTTCATTAGTTATATACTTCATCCAAGTTTCAAAAAATTTAATCGATACATATGCATCCCTGGGTTCAATGTCAACATAAAAAGTTAGATCAATCCTATCATCATAATTTCTTCTATATGCATGTCTCTCAGTAACACCTGTTCTATCACCATTTATTTCATGTGTTGCAAATTGAGATCCAGGCAATAAAGCATCACAACAAGCAAGTTGAATTTTGTCCTGAGACAAATTCCAATTTATTCCATTAGAATTTAAATATTGAGAAAAATTGTCGCCAGGTATTCCAATGTAAACTTCGTAAAAAGATGTTAATGAAGGTTGAAATAATTTTGCTTTTAGTTCTGATACTTTTCTAGCAGCAGGCATTTATAAATATTTTTGATTTATATATTATGTAGTATAGATAATGGCAGAAAGCATCAAAAGCAAATACAAACCATCTTACCCAAACAAATATAAAGGAGACTCCAATAATATTATTTGTAGAAGTAGTTGGGAAAGAAG